TACCCTTCTCTTTGATGCAATGGATTCTTGTATTCCAAACTTGCATCTCTTGAACGGTGGTGGAGTGAGTAATAACAAAAATCGAATCAAGATTTGTTGAATTCAAAAGATACTGTAGGATTTCCACTAGTTCGTATCTGACTCTCTCATCCAAGAAAGTATCAGCTTCATCTAGAACCAAGATGTTCGTTTGGTAGCGCTCAGGCAGAAGCGATCTGAGGCCAAACATACAGGCCAATCCAACTTTCGCTGCCTCGCCACCACTAAGATTTCCAATGCCCCGCTCTTTGCCGTTGACCGTAATGATCAGATCCAAGCTATCACTATCCATCATAAACTGGACAGTAATGTTTTCTCGAAGAATTCTGGAAATAAAGTAGTTGACCCGCTCTGTGAGATACTTGCAAATGATCTCGAGTCTAGAAACAATCAAGCCCTTCGGTCCAAATGCGTAGGACAGAGCATTGTAAATCTGCTCGTTGGTTTCCAGTATATCAATTTCAGATTCTTTTGCCATGATCTTAGCAAGCTGAGCAGTATAGTCGTTGAATAACTGAAGATCTCTTTCCCAAACTGCGATATCGCTATTGAGGTTCTCTACATCCGTTCGAAGATTGTTAAGCTGTGCTTTTGCCATCACTTCATCAACTGCTTTTGCTGCTGGAACAACCAGATCCTCGTAGCTCTTAAGCGTTGTCCGAATCGTTCGGAGGCTAGCCAAGAAGGTCGTAAACTGCGTCTTTGAATTTTCCAGATCGCCTTTGTAGTGTATATACTGATTTGTATCCCCTGTAATCTCGCCAACCGCCATGACTGCTTCATAAGCGGCTTTGCAGGCTTTCACATTCGTAATGAACGCCTTCAAGTTTACAGCTTCCTCACCAAGCTCTTTCAACTTGGTGGAATAGGTAGCCGAGGTAAAGTGACGATCTTGCTCATGAATCCGAGTCCACAGAAGATTATACGAGCTCCAATCGTTTAAGAAAGGCGTAATCTGAGCTGCTATTTCGTCCTTTACTTCTTTTTCAATATCGGTAAGACGTTGCTTAGCGTCCTTCAAGTCTTGCTGTGCTTTTTCATTCTTGGCCTTTGCTTCTGCCAGAAGTTCAGGAGGGTAAGGTCGTTGACAAGCGTAGCAGGTTCCTGCTTCCACTTTCTTCCAATTTCCATCTTCAGCAATCGCGATATTATTCAAAGATGCTACTTCATCCTTAGCTGTCTGAATCTTTGCTTCTAAATCTCTCTGTCTTTGCTTCAATGCATCTGCATCGATGCCAGCTGCATGAGCCAAACTTTCCAGTTCAATGAAACACTTTCCAGAGTTATAAAGCGTCTGGAGTCTAATCACTTCTGCTTGAACTGTAGCGAGCCTAACTTCGAGATCATTCAGACTGCCAATAGCCTGGAACTCCTTCGACTCACGCCAAGGAGCAAATCCCTCTTGGGCCCGATCCCGTTTAGCTAACACGTCTATGTATTGGACCACATTCCGTAGCTGCTCGTTTACCTGGTCCAAGGATGTCTGGTGGGTCAATATAAAGGCTTCAAACTCTGCCAGTGTAGGAAGGGCTCCTTGCCAAATACCCAGATTCGTAAACATTTCTTGAAGATGGCTAGCGTAGTTTGCTTTTGTTGAAGAAGCCACTTTCGCGTTATGATAAGCTTGGAGATCGAGTTCTAGAAGGCGAACCTTCTCTCTCGCTTCATTCATCAAGCCATTCAATTCTAACAGCTTGGCGTTGTAATCCTCTTCGGCTGCAAAAGGCAATTCTTGAAGCTGAATCTGCAACTGAGACTTAGTGGCGCTAATTGAACTCTTTAACTGAATCAATGCTGTCCGAGTCTGCTCTAGTGCTGCTTTGGATTTCTCCAACTGGATCTTATAATCCAAACTGAAGATTCTTGCCAGCATTCTCTTTTTGGCATCATTTCCATCTGAGCGAACGAATAGATGCTTGGCTCCCTGCGACAGGTAAGTAGTCGCAGTCCAATCATCCAAAGTTAATCCAATTATCCTAGAAACCTCTTCTTGAGTCTCCTCCAAGCCTTTGATGGCTAAGTCTTTGCCACCCTTCTTCAAAACATTGGAAGTGCCAAACTCTTCGTGGTTTCGACTCTGCAAGAAAGTGTATTCATCTGCTCCAACGCTAAATGCCAGCTTGGAATAGTATCCACGAGAGCTTGCTGTATTGATGATGCTGTTCTTGCGAACACCTCTTCCCGTGTTAGCGAAGATGTTATGGGTCAGGATGTCCAGAAGAGCACTCTTCCCAGCTCCATTAGCACTTGAAGCTGAAGCTCCACCGCCAACGCTACCTTCGAAGTCATCCAAGTTGGCGCCAGTAAGAAGGACCAACCCTTGATTCGCTAAAGGCACATCAATTGGACCAAAAGAAAAGGCCCCTTCAGCTTCAATGTTTTTCAAATAGATCATTTGAACTCCAACAACACTAACCGAAGAGTTCAGGAGACATAGCCAAGCAAAGATGTCTTTAAGATTTCTTCTGCTGTGAATATCGATTTAGATTTCAGTTGTATTTCAAGAATGTTCAGAATGTGAACTAACACTTGAGCATCTTTATCGGAAAGCTTATTGGCTTGTTCATACAGCTTCTGAGCTCTGAAATCTGAAGAAAATCCCCTCTTACTAGCAAATGCTGAAGTGGACATTCCAGACTTGGAAGAGTCTTTAGCATCCAATACGTCTGTAAGCATCTTTTGAATACCGCCCACGATTTCTACTGGAGAAGACTCTCTTAGTAGAAAGTGAACAGCCATCATACACTTGCCCTTATTCTTTTCTAGAACAGCATTGAATAGATCCCAAAATTGAATTTTCCAGCCATAGAAAGTGTTTACAGCTTTAGCGTCGATGATGTCCGTTTGAAGGCCCAAAGAGTAGCCAGCATGAAAAATCCCCTTTGGATCTTTAAGCTTCTTATCATCCCCCCTAAATTTCTCTACTAAGGCTTTCCAGCCATCGGGAGTAAAACGACAACCTTTAGCTTGAAGATCCTGCTCTAAGCTTCTCAAGATTTCGTGTTCTGGAGGGGATTGGAAAAGCTCCGCAGTCTTGGTTCTAGCGTCTGCTGCCACGCTAATAACCAGGGCCTGTAGATTCTTCCCATCCAAACTCTTCCAGAATGTCGGATTGTGTGCAATAACGTAAGCTGGCTTCTCAAAGAGGCTAGCCTTGAAGCAAAGAGACTGACAGTCCTCTGCTGTAGTTTCTGTTATTGAAAAGCCATTATGTTTCAGCCAGCTGTAAAGCAAATCCCGAGCATACGAATTCTCAAACTGAATACAAAATTTCTTCAGTCCAGATTGATAATACGTTGCGAACTCGTTTATACGCATGACATTTTAACTAGCAGAAGTTTGAAGTTTCCGACTCTTCTTTTCTTCTCGAAGCCGGCGCTTTTCAACCAGAGCAGCTTCTGCTGCGTCCACTTCTACACGAGTTCTAGGTAGTTCAGCTTTGGTCCAGCGCTTATAGCAACGAGGGTCGGTTTTGATACGCTGGCCAGTCAAGAGGTTCTTTAGATAAACTCTTCGAAAGCCAGTCTCCCAATCAGTCACCTGATGGATATCTTCCAGAGCAGGATTCCGAATATCATTGGAAAATACGTAATCACCAACATCCATTGACGCCATTGGACGAACCTCCTGTTACTCTAACCAGCATGATTCAGAACATAACTGAACCACCTTCAAGAACAGGAACTCCAGCCAGATACGGCGGCAGTTTTTGGAAAGACTCAGACCTTCCAGATTTGAGCCTCAAAAGCATCTTTGCCAGCCTGTACTTTGAAATTGGCCGAAGAAGCTACTCCTTTACTCGCCATCCACTTGGAAATCTTCCCTTCGAGCTCATCTGAAATACCCCAGAGAGTGCTGTAGTAGAAGAGCCGATTCTTGCCCTTGAGGTGGATAATTGTTACGAAATCTGTGTCGGAGCCAAAGTAGAACGTGTACAACCGCATTTGAATCGGACCCCTTACGTGGATATTCTTATAGCGATAGTCCTTGTAAAGAATGTCTACTTTGGTTTTCTCATCAGAAATGTTAGCCCCGAATTCACCTTTGAAAGCCTTGATGATATCTGGCACTATGTGGGAGGCGAGGTTAACGCGAATTCTGAGTTCCATAGGATCCCTCTACTTACTGATTGTAAAATGAAATTTCCAAAATCACTAATCTATGCCCAACAGGCCAACGACAACCTTCTGTAAGTTTAACCGAACACCTGCTATTCCTTTTAGTTCCAAGGGTCCATTGTTTCGCATCGAGCGATTGTAGCTGAATTCAACAAAAACTGAATTGGCATCCCCACTAGCGGGATAGAGATTATAGCGAATTTTGCCTTGGAAGCGGTTTGATTCATCGAAAAACTTATCATGTGCTGCGGCCAACTCCATTTCGATTATATTCTTTTTGCCTTCATCAACTGGAACAATCCAGGCCCAACCAAGTCGGAAAGATCCACTTCTGTCATTGCCTCCAACATTGTTGTTTCGGATGTAATCGAAAAGCCTAAGATCCAAGAAAGGTCCAGTGTCGCGAATTGAATGGTTTACTTTCTCGAGGTTGGTTGCTAATCCGATTGTCACTGTTCCGTAGATTCTTTGAGCAGTGGTGACTCCCTTTGGATCAAAACCTGCGGGAGGAGCCATCGTAGTGCCACCCGTTTGAGGCATCGTTTCAAATCCGATCTGAACATTGGTGAATAGCTTTGGAAAAGTCTTAACATTCATTAGCTGACGCTGATAAAGAAACAGATTAAAAACTGTTGAAGTATACTGAGACTGAAATGCTTTATCACTATTTGTGGAATTGTTGATGTTTGTGTATACTCGATTAACATCAACAGTTGCAGTGGCTGGACCGTCCGACCAGTTTCCAGATGGAGGAGCCATTTGGGTTTCTTGCGCTAAAAGAGGTAACGCCAGTGCTAGAAAAAGTATTGTTTTTAGCATGATTTACCCCCGGAAACTAACCTACTACCGGTTATTCATGTATGAGAGTCTACACTTACGGTAAAAACACGATCCCCATTGCTCTAGGTGGAGCAATCTTTTTGAGCTTGGCAATTGTACTAGCCCTGCCGCTAAGTGGGAAACCTCCTACTCCCAAACCTATCGAGCAAACCATGGCCAAACCTAGCCTAGAAACTAAGCCAATTCAGGAAGTGAAAGTGAAAATGCCAATCAAGAAAATGGTGGTCGGCCTTTGTTTTTCAGAAGACCTTACTAGAGTTGTTCTTATCAAGAAAGAGCGACCAGATTGGCAGAAAGGTCTACTTAATGGCGTTGGCGGAAAGCTGGAGAAAGGTGAGACTCCATTAACAGCTATTATTCGGGAATTCGAAGAAGAAGCTGGAGTTAAAACAACTCCTGAAGATTGGCAACAGTTTGCTCAAATGAAGGGAGCTGGTTGGCAGGTCACTTACTTCCGGTGCTTTAACAACGCTTACGTGGATTCCGTTAAAACCAAAACTGATGAAACGGTAGTAGTTTCAGAAGTATCGTTTGACATGCTAAGTGACCTAGGTGTATCTAATCTTCACTGGTTAGTTGGATTGGCTCTGGATGATGACCAGCCAAGAATCTCCACTACAATCACTTATCGACCCGAGAACTTTGACCCCGAGAAATAGCAATGTCTCAAGAAGCTCTTAATCTCTTAGCTGCCAACGAAGACATCGTTTCGTTGAAAACCATCTACGCTGAAGATCCAACGATAAAGCAGATTATAGAGCAGCTGCCAAACGTGGTCCAGGGAACTAACAACTTGCTAGCCGGAATGTCTTTGCCCACTCTAGACCTTAACGAGGTGGCAGTGAAAGAGGCAAATGCTTGGCTAGCAGAATTACAAAGAAAGCGTGATGACTGCGCAAGATACGATTCCATCCTCAAAACTTATGAGTATCACGTCAAGAGATATTGGTCACTGGCCTACAACATCTGCATGACTCAGCCAGTAATCGAAAGCATGCGATCCAATGAACAACGTTTGGCGCACATTGAAAGACTCTTCAAAGACATATCAGATCTCAGAGATCAGATCGTTTTGGCTACAAAGAAATTAGTAATTGTTCACGAGAATTTACAGCAGGCTTCTTACAATTTCTCAGCGCAGCAGAAGAATATCCAATTCTTAGCTGGACTTAGACACATCAACGCTTAAACCTCCGATTTTTAGAGAGTCCCACATCATTTGGTGTGGGACTTTCCATATACAATTAGAGGTGAATGGAGCCGTATGAAAAACCCAAGCCCAACTGAGGTTTTTGGACTACAGTTGGCTAGAGTGTCTGTACACGATACCGATTACAATATTCGGACTCAAGATGTTCTAGTTGTTTGGGATGAGCTTACTCATAGTCGGAAGGCACAATTACCGCCGTCCACAAATGTTACAGATGGTGATGAGATTGTTTGGGTGGTGGACGATCACGGTCTACTATCTACTTTGGTTACGATTACCATTCTTCCTCACGAAGGTGAGACAATTGCAGGAAAACCCAGCCTGATTTTAGATCAACCCTACGAAGCTATTTGCTTAAAGTGCAACAAAGTTAACGGTTGGTCGATTATCGCCATTAACAGCGGGTCTTTGAATGCAGTGGACATAACAACTGCGTTAGGATTCGCTCCTGTGAACCCAGCCAATCCAATTTTCACAGGAACCGTAGTGGCTCCTGGATTATTTATCACAGGCGGCACCAAACAACAGGTCGAGATTGTCAATTCCACCACAGTTTTAACTGGGAATCAGAGTGTCGTAATTGTAAATTCAGCAAACCCTGCTGATATCTTCTTGCCCCTTGGCGAAGACAATACAGTTTATAGAATTAGAAACATGGGCCCAGGACTGGTGACTATAAAACCTGCTGGAACAAACACAGTAGAACTCGCAGCACAGTTTGACTTGCATGCACCAAATGCTGTAAGTCTTATTTTTACTTCAAACAACTGGTACGTTTTCTAAAACCACACAAGGAGAAACTCAATGTCCCATCTTCTTAACTCCCCAGCATTTACTGGCATTCCAACGGGGCCGACAGCCGCTACTACTGACAATAGCACCCAGCTGGCTACCACGGCTTTCGTAAAGGCCCAGACCTTTGCGGGAGATGTAACAGGCACACAGTCCTCAATGGTGTTGTCGAATTCGGGCGTTACGGCTGGTTCTTACAACAACGTGACAGTAGACGCCAAAGGTCGTGTTACTTCTGGTAGCACAGTTGCCTACTTGACCGCTAACCAGACAATCACCCTTTCTGGAGATGCATCAGGTTCCGGTACAACTGACATTACAGTGACATTAGGAGCCAGCGGTGTTACGGCTGGAACCTATAACAATTCAGCAACGGCTGTGATGCCCTTCACAGTGGATGCAAAGGGTCGTATTACTGCTACTGGTTCAGCGGTAACGATTACACCTGCATTTAGCAACGTGACTGACAAGCCGACAACGTTGACTGGCTATGGAATCACAGATGCCGTCAACAGTTCACTCCTCGGCGCCAACAATGGTGTGGCTACTTTGGATGCTGGTGGAAAGGTTCCCCTCGCTCAGTTGCCAGCCGCCATCACAGGCTCCCTTCAGTATCAGGGGACCTGGAACGCAGCAACAAACGTTCCTGCTCTGGCTTCAGGTGTGGGCACGAAGGGCTACTTCTATAAGGTTTCCACGGCTGGAACAACTTCGATTGACGGCAATGCAAATTGGACCGTTGGCGATTTGATCCTGTTCGATGGCACCGTGTGGGATCAGGTTCAGGGTGGCACTTCCGACGTGGTTTCAGTAGCTGGACGGGTTGGAGCGGTAACATTAACAGTAGCCGATGTTTCAGGCGCAGCTCCTTTGGCTTCTCCTGCCCTGACGGGAACTCCTACAGCTCCCACTGCGTCGACTTCAGATAATAGCACAACTATTGCGACAACAGCTTTCGTCAAGGCTCAGTCTTATCTGACTTCTAACCAGACAATCACCTTGGCCGGCGTCCTTTCCGGTTCAGGTACAACGACCTTGACTGCGGCTTACGTTGCGAATTCCGTAACAAACACAGTCTTGGCTCAGATGCCTGCAAACACCATCAAGGGCAACAACACAGGTTCAACCGCCAATGCTACTGACCTCACAGTGGCTCAGATCAAGACCCTGTTGGCTTTGGTAGTGGCTGATGTTTCAGGCGCAGCTCCTTTGGCTTCTCCTGCCCTGACGGGAACTCCTACAGCTCCCACTGCAGCGTTTGGAACAAATACCACTCAGGTTGCGACCACAGCGTTCGTAGAAGCTGCAGTTGCTGCTCCAGTAGAAGCGATCGCTACCAAGAGCTCAGCATACAGCGTTGTAGGAACCGACAACTTCCTGCTTGGTGATGCGACCACAGCACCATTCGCATTCACCCTTCCCGCTAGTCCTGTAACGGGTGAAAAGCACAGCTTCAAGAAGATCGACTCCACAGCCAATGCAATTACGGTTAGTGGCAACGGTAAGAACATTGATGGCTTGTCCAGCATCACCCTTACTGCTCAGTATCAGGCTTGGACTTTGGTTTACAGCGGAACAGCTTGGATGGCCTTCTAATCCTAGCTTAGCAGTTAGAAGTAAGCCCTCTCAAGCGCTAAACTTGAGAGGGCTTTTTACTGGAGGGAACTTGAGAGATAGCTACGTTCCACTGGGCATTGCAGAAATCGATAAAGGCCATGAAGAAATTCTATCTATCATATCAGAACTAAATAAGCTAATCAACAATCGTTCTGAAGATAAAGCCATCATCAAGTATCTTGATTTACTTTTGAAAACACTTGAAGTTCACAATGCTCTAGAACAAAACTTGATGAATGAAAACAACTTGAATGACCCAGAACATACACTGGAACATCAGAGATTCATGTTAGAGCTGGATTCCAACCGACAACAGCTAGAGTTTGAATTGAAACGATTCCAAGTCTTATGGAATGATTCGATTCAAACTCTACTGCTTCGAGATTTTACGATCTTGGATGGAAAGCTAGCTCAGGCTTTGAAGCCTAGTTAACAATCACGATTGGGTATTGATAAACTTCGCTCATTGGTGTGCCAACTGAATCAGTTACCGCCAAGCCAAGCTGCTTTATAACTCCACCAGAAGTTGTAATCGTTGTAGTCCATGAAGTAGTCCAGGTGGAGTTGGTGCTAACTGTCGTATTCCAAGAGGTGGTCCAGGTTGTTGAGCCAGCAACTGTTGTAGTCCAAGAAGTTGAAGTTGAAGCTGAAGTCGCCCAGGTAGTCGTGGTAGTTACTGAAGTCGCCCAAGAAGTTGAAACTGAGGTTGGATACGACGTTGTCCAAGTTGTAGTTGTAGAACCCGAAGTGCTCCAACTCGTTGTAGTGCTGACTGAAGTGTTCCAATTTGTAGTTGTTGTAACCGAAGTGGCCCATGTTGTAGTTGTACTAATCTGAGTGGCCCACGTCGTATTCCAAGTGGTAGTTGTACTGGCCTGAGTATTCCAAGAAGTTGTAAAAGGTACTGTAGTATTCCAAGATGTCGTTGTGCTTACACTAGTATTCCAAGAGGTAGTAATTGATGTTGAAATTGTTGTGCTTCTTTGATTGGTGATTAGCTCGTAAGTGGTGGATAAAGATCCCGATCCACTATCATGATAAGAAGGTTGCTGCTGAGTTGGATCATAAAAATCTGCTTGTGAAGTCCAATCCAAACTAATATTATGAACACCAACACCCGTTGGTGTATATGTTGGCGTTGCGAAGCTAACCTCCTGACTATAAGTTCCACCCTGGATAGAGTAATTACCTACTTCAACCCCATTATCTTGGATAGTGCCAGAGCCGTAAAAGTTCCTTATCTCATACTCACTTGGGGACGCCCAACCATAGAAGTTTTTAGCATGGAGCTGCTGAGTCTGTCCGTTAACTACCTTGATACTACCAAGCAGACTAGCATAAAATCCATCTACTGTATAATCCCCTGTCCCTACTGGCATAAATCCCTCGCGTTATCTTAGATCCACCAAACTGCATGTAATTCACAAATCCAATTACTTCACCTTTACCGTTTTGGACATCTAATGCTCCTTTATGGGTTGGTTGTAGTCCAGGTAGTATTCCAGGTTGTCGTTCCAGAAGTTGACCAAGTCGTCGTTGTGGAGTAAGATGTAGTCCAACTAGTTGTAGTAGATTTGTTGGTAGTCCAAGTGGTCGTTTTAGAAATTGAAGTATTACCGCTAGTAGACCAAGAAGTTGTTGTGCTGGCTTGGGTACTCCAAGATGTAGTAGTTGATCCTGAAGTATTCCAAGTGGTTGTTGTCGACCGACTTGTATTCCAAGTGGTTGTTGTCGACTGATTGGTGCTATGGCTGGTTTGCCATGAAGAACCATTTGTCGTGTTCCAAGATGTTGTAGTCGATCTAGTGGTATTCCAAGATGTTGTAGTCGATATGCTAGTTGACCAAGATGTGCTAGTAGCTACTGATGTCGATTTACTAGTGGACCAAGAAGTATTTTTAGACACCGATGTGCTTACGTTAGTTGACCAAGAGGTATTCCAAGATCCAGTTCCAAATGTAGCAGTTGGCGTTCCACTTAGGGTAAATGTATCACCTGAGAAGCTAAGTGTCAATCCTACTGAAGCCAAAGTTTCTGGGCCGCCGATGGGATTTGGAGCAGTAGCAGAAGCATAAGGAGCTATGCCACCCAGTGCCTTGAAAGTTCTATTTACAGGTGTACCAACTGTGAAGTTAAGACTTGTTCCATTAGCAACATCAAAATAAATGGAACCCACTGGAGGGGGTGTGCCCGTTCCAGTCGTAGTTGGTGGTACTGGCGTTCCAGTTGTAGTTGGTGGTACATTAAGACCATCGATTACTGCTGAAATTTCATAAATTCCAGGAATGTTGAAAACAAAACTATTGGTAGCGGGATCGTAAGTAGCAATGCCGCCGCTTAGAATGTAGGGATTAGAATCTAAAACAACTTCAGCATTACTAGGGTTGTAGCTGGCATTAAATGCCGCCAGTCTCGCTTCCTGGAATGCAAAAGAGTTACGAAGTTCTGAATCAGAAACTAAATACTCTGGAATGAACTCAGGAATCACGTCGCCAGGAACAAATGAAACTGCGTTAATATCAACTCCAGCATCACTTGGAGCAATAATCTTCAACTGCAGGCGCTTAGGAACTTCGGATACCAACGATACTTTGATGTGCCTAACCACCAATGAAGTTTCAGCTACGGTGGCTGGGAAATTAAATGAGGCCACAGTATTTCCAGTATTCGAATCTAGCAGCTGTACCGTCACTGGATTGGTAGAAACATCAAGTGCCAAGTACTGGAGAGACAGAATAAACTGTGGGTATACACTGAACTCGTGGAGGTCAATCGCCGCCTGAGGCGCTTGAACAACGAATTCTCCAGCGTTTAGATGATACATGTTAACCTCACACTACCTATTCTAACCCAACAAATCAAATTACATAGTTTTATGCCAGTACCCCATCGAGTCATCACCGTCATACGCTCCCTCTAAATCTCCTGCTGGTATTCTTTGACGCCACCAGGACTCAGGAATCTTCGTCCAAACCTTCTTTCTGAACCCACCCTTCTTGTAGTAAGGCCAAACCATAAGCTCTACAGCACGCCTATGAGAAAAGTATTGAATCCAAATACTTTTACAATCACCAGTTAAAACTGTGGATTCTTTAATGTCGTGTCGTAAAATCTGGCGACCGTTTTCATCAAAGATTGCTGTGCACCAGAATACAATTTCCTCTGGTTCAAAGAAATTTTTAACATCTTCTAGATTCAATTGTAGAGCTTGTATATAATTCACCCAATTTGGATCTTTAACCGTTATTGGATCAGGATCCTTGCCACTGATGGCATCTGGATGAACATCACGAGTTCTAAAATTGAGCCCAGAATACGCTTCATAATCTTCAATTGTTCTAACGCTTCCAGGCCCATAGATTCCAAGACTGCTAAAATCTCTATCGACCACAAGAGCCTTGAATCGCTGCTGAGAAATTTCGTGCTGCTTTCCCCATTCTTTCTGATCTTTCCAAGCCTGACCCTGTGGACCGGAATCTCCAACACCACGATAATGATGAAAGACTATATTTCTGGACGGGTAGTAGAGATTATAGCCATGCGTATAGGCTCGGATAGCATAGCTTATCTCTTCTCCAAGGAAATAGTAATTTGGATCGTAAGGCACATCAACTATCAACGATCCAGTACCAAAGATTAAGCCACCCGCAATAAATCTGCTTTTCCCAGGCTTCTTCAAATTAGAAACATGGGCAGAAGTCTGAAGAATGAAATAATCTGGATGAATCTTGGTGCAAGTCAATTTCAGTGTGTTATTGTCTTCTTCCAGAGTAACTTCACCGGAGAAGAAGTCAATCTTGTAGCCCTTAGGATACGTAGACAAGAGGGCTTTTGGATCTTCACACTTACGAAATTCCTCGATCAGTACTTCATCCCAATCCTGAATAAATCTGGTATGGGAATCAATCTGTAACCAGAAATCTTCACCATTATAAAGATCCTGGGTCTTCTTGCGAGCCCAGCAAGCACCCTTCGATTCTTTATGTGGAAAAGAAGTCAATCTAATCTGAGGGTGAGTTACAAAAGTGCCCAAGTATTCGTCTTCGTCCCGCTGCCAACAAATGCCAAATGTTAAGCGTTCTGGATGCTTTGCTTTGGCAAACGCGTCTTTAAGCGTTAATCGAAGTTCACAATCTCGGTAGGACGCTATCGTAACGAAAATCGTTTCCATTTAGAGAACCTTACTTCTTTCTCTACGAAGTTTCTGAGCCTCACTCATTCTAGCTCGAGCTTCTACAGAAAACTTCATTCCCCGGTGAATATCTCCAGTTTTCTTCTTATGCTCATCTGATTGGGGCTTGCCTTGTTTAGCGGCGCTAATCTTGTCACCCCAAGTTATGTCTCGGCCTTTGCCAGCAGCACTTAGTTTTTTTCGAGTTTCTGAAGAAACTGGAGCTGTTCTTAGAGTTCTTCTACGAATAACCCCATCTTCCAAAACTAGTCGTTCTACATTGTATCCATTATTCACAGAATTAAGTTTAGCCATCCAAAAAGCTTCCAACCATGTAAGTTGGCTTTCTTCACATTCTTGGAGGATATTCCATTCCCAAACATCAGGACCATACTTATTCCAAGCTCGTTGTAGCTTAATGGAATGGTGGTTATTCGATTTTAAATCATGAAAATGATCATAGCGACGTGAATCCAAATTTCTAGATTTCCCAACATAGCACTTTCCAGTAGCTATATTCAGAATTTGATAAATTCCGCAAGCCATAAGAGCTTAGCTTCTGCGAACCTGCAACTTTGGATTCTCTAGGTTCTGCAGTTCAGTATGATTGCAGATAACTAAATCGGACACGGAATCCACATAAGGAGCAATCGCTGAGTTTACCAGGGCTCCCATGTAAGCTTCGATATCCAGATAGGAGTCTGCGTAAACTAGAAGTGCTATTGGGTTTATCGCCATTGGAGTGTCGATGATGACTGAATCTACAACTTCCGGGAAAGTCTTAGAGGCAAATTCATCCAAGGTTTTGAGAACTGACTTCTTCTTACCTTCAGTAAGCTTACTCCAATCTGCATTGAAGACGGGCTCAATTGCAACCAAGTAGGAATGAAGCATGAATGAGCCAACTTTTCTATCAGCGTAAAGATAGCTCAGCTCTCTGATGTCTAAAGGGGCGTTGATTGGAATCCCGGAGCCTTCAGGGAACATACGCTCTTCAGACACCTTAGAAAGTGTTCCGCGGATAACTTTGATCTGACGCATCTTGGTAGCGGTATTCAGCTTTCGGAAGCCGACAAATGCCCCCTCAACATGTGCAATAGCGCTATCTGTATACCAACATGCGATGCTGAAATCTGCTTCTGGAAGGTGAGGAGACGCCAGATTCACGTAGTACAACACATTCATGTTAGCAAGAATGTCTGCATCAGTGAAAGGCATCTTTAGATTCAAATAAGGCAGTCTGGTCTGCACATTCTGTGCTTCATCAGCATACTCTGCCTGCTGATAGACTGCCAAATGAAAATGATTTTTGATCTGCTTGGTCTTGGCCATTGGAAGTATCTCCACTTACTATTGTAACCCAAACCGAAGAAAATCTTCTTTACAGAAGAACGGGCCTAAAATCGGCCCGCCTCCATTCAAGTTTCTAGGTATTCCTGATTTTACTCTGAGGCTTCCTGAGCCAGAAGGATGAAGCAAGTCTTCTCAGGATTCGAAAGGAAGATCGAGGTCAGACCCTGAAGGTCATAGAACTCAGTCAATCCAAGCTGCTGAGCGATACTCAAAGCCTGAACCAAGAGGCGGGCGGGGAGGCGAATATCGTGGGAATTGGCCGACCATGTGATGTTCAAAGCGGCCTTGTCCGTCAGCTTCGAGCTACCGTTGCTCTGATAGCCCTTCAAGCGGATCAAAGTCTGCCCGTTGGTGTTGTTCATGATGAAAAGAGGCTCGTAAGACCTGGCTGCAAGACCAATCGATTCAATATACTTGAGTCGTTCCTGGAGCCTGAGAGGATCGATGATTGCGTTAAACGCATCGGGGCCGTTCTGAATCCAGCCACGGATGGCCGTTCCAATTTCAGGAAAGCCACTGAGGTTCATCAGCGACAGGGTCAAGACCATGTTGTTCGACACGATCGAGATCTGAGACTGGTCCATGCCAATGAAGACATCGGTTCCGGTCTTCTCACCAATAAATAGGACCGAAGACCAATGCGTCGGATGCAGGAGCCCTTCGAACACTGGCGTGTTGGGAGCGAAGTTCACCGTCAGGGGAATCTCAGCGAAGAACGCATCCGTAGTGTTCGTGGATTCTACTGTCATGATCTTGGTGGCAGGCGTAATCGTTACCTTCACCAGCGAAGTGACGCTATCCGACTTTTTCTTGTCTGCGTAAGAAGCTGCAGCCAGGAGATAAGTTCCAAGGAGCTTCAGAGTCGGCTGATTGATCGTGTATGCGGGCTGAACTGTTTCCTTCCGAGTAAACAGCGCCAGATTGTCGCTATACTCAAAGTCGAACTTGAGCTCTTCCATCATATCCTTGATCTCGGGATATGCAACGTAGACTCGATCATCTACCGTAAAGGTGATCTTCTCGTCACTTTCCACAGCAGGGAGAGAATCGAAATAGGTAGAAGCTAGCAGAAAGGGGGTTCCCTCTCCTGCGATGATCTCGACGCCATCCGTAATCTGAACGATTCCGTAAGACTTCTCTCTGGAGATCTCCAACACCAAAGTGTCGGGCTTTCCATCTGCCTTCACTGGCGTTACCATCAAATCAAAGGTGGATCCCTCGTCGTTTGGAATTTTTGCAATCGCCTGCACCATGTCCTGATAGGGCGCTAACGACTTGTAACGAAGTTTGAATTGGATTGGATTGGCCATCTGTATTCCTCCAAGATTTGGTAACCAGTAAACTGCCTGAATCTATAACACTGTTTTTCTGGAAATCAACAGAATTTGAAATTTCTAATATCCCCCCTTGATAATTCCCCCTGCATCCATATACTGTGTTTAGGAGGGTCAAGTGAACATCAAGAGGGCCGCTTTTGTTACTTGCCACAAGTGCACTGAAGAATTCCTGCTTGCCACTCTAACCGTCCTGGAAATCGGAACCAACGAAATGGAAGAAGATACGGTGGATTTCAACTGCCCCTCTTGCAAGAAGAACATTAAGGGTGCAAGGATCTGGGTGCGATAATGTTGATGGATCTTCCAGCTTGGGTTTCAGAGCCTCCACAGAATACTCCCCTCTATTATTATGGTGTGGGAGTATCGAGTGGAAAAGGCCCCGAGGCTATTGATAAGGCCAAATTGAAGGCCCTTCAGGATCTATCTTCTCGCATTTTCGTAACGGTAGATTCAGTACAAACAGAATCTAGAAGTACTGAGCATCGATCTACATTCTTCGGTAAGTACAAAGATGAAACAAAAACTGATAGCGAAGTAGAGATTTCATCCTACCTATCAGACATCCCAGGCATTTCAGTTAAGAAGATGGAAGTTCTGGGTGGCACCACTTACTGCTTAATTCAGCTGGACAGAATTGTTCTTCAAACGTATTTCTTCAATCATCTCAGTTTCACTTTAGAGGAGATGAGATACCTGCGACCGGGTTCTAGAGCTTTCGAAGATAAGGCTTCTAGTGTGGCCTCCATGCTAAACAAAGCCCGTAACTTGGGAGTTTCAGTCTACCTTTATGAGATTGAATACCACGAGCTAAAACGACAGACTGCACCAGTTTCAAGACCTTCAGTAACGGTAGAGAGGCACTCCTCTCAAATCTCGCGCTTACCCTAGGAGGTTACCATGCGCAGCGCACTACTTTCCCTCATCCTCATCGCCACCTTCATTGGCTGCGGCAAGCCGAAGACCTTGGCCACGACGACGAAGAATCCAACCCAGCCGGAGTGGGTTGACAATTCCGAGCAGGCTGGCTTCATCACGGCTGTTGGTGTTGCTGCTCCCAATCCGCTGGGTGACATTTCCTTCCAGCGAACTCAGGCCTCTAATCGTGCCTTTGCCGCCCTTGCCGTCAAGGTTCAGGCCAACGTGGAAGCGATGTTCGCCGAGGCTACCGCGAACAACGTGACGGGCAATGGCAAGAAGGTCAACGCCGCCGCCAATCAGGAATCCCTCCAGGTCATTCGGAATCTGGTTAGCGTTCAGTTGAAGGGAATTCAGGTTCCCCACTACTGGAGGGATCAGCAGACGGGCAACGTTTTCGCTCTGGCCAGGATCAGCGAAGAGACCACCAAGCAGATGGTGCGAAGCTACTTGAAGGATCAGCCTCTGCTTCACGATTCTCTCAAACAACTGGATATCGAGCTGGATAAGCGAAAGAGCGTGACTCAGCAATAAATCTAGAAACCCATCTTGATAATTCCTCCACAATGCCTAAATTGGTAGCTGTGGAGGAATTATCATGAGCGAACAACAACTACGGCCCGAACTCCCGGACTCGAACTCACAACTCACAACGGCCTGCTGGCGATTTGACTACTTCCAAAAGGCGAATGTCCGATGAACCTCGAATTTTGCGATATCGCAATTAGCAACTTCTTCAAGGGCTCCCGCAAGCCTGAGGGCTTCTACGAGAGCTACGATGACAAGACTCTCATCGAGGCCGTCATGCGGAACTTCGAATTCGCCAAGCCGGGATACCGGGATGGTGTGATTCTGGTGCCCATCGAGGTCAAGCAGATTCGTACTTCGGTGGTCGAGATCACTCCCGATATGGAGATCGTTTCCACTTACGAGAGTCGAGTCGAAGGTGAGACTCCCAGAAAGCGAACTTACGTTCTGGTTGATGAGCTCCCTCTGGCAAAGAGCGTGAGTGTCGTCCTTTACAGCTACGAAGTTCTGGCCGAAGATAACGATCGATCCTCTGAAGCTGACTGGGAAATCATCGCGGTGCTTGCCCATACAACGGACGAGGCCGAGCCAATGACCCCTAGTACGCTGATGGCCAATCACTTCAAGGCTGACGGTGGTACAGCTACGAACATGGCTTCTGAAGAGTTCGAAGCTGCCCTTCGTAAGAGCTATAACTTCTGGAAGAATCATATGCTTGCCGAGGTTCGTGGTAAGAATCCTGTTCGAGATTCGGACCTGAAGAATATGTTCCTAGATGCTCTCAAAGAGGTTGTCAAGGACGCCGATACCGAGGAGCACGGGCGGATGCGGGCGGGAACAGAAGTCAATGTTCGATCCATTGTGGAGACTTATTCTTGATACCTCCGGCTTACATCTACCGCCTTCGTTTAGTTGGAACAGAGCATTTTTTACCACTTCGATACATGACTTTCTCGGATAGGGGGCTCAGTCCAGAACCCGGAGTTTTCATTGAGAAGGAAACAATAGAATCCATTCAGTATCAGGATCTCGCAGTTCCTTCAATCATGCGCCAACAGATGGGTGAAGCTGCGTGGACCAACATTACGCTTGAAGAACTTGGAGATCTTTTCGCTCTGTAAAAGAATTTGAGAAACTTTGAAAACCCTCTTGATATTTCTAGGGGCAACCGTATACTATATTGTTGGAGGAAAATCATGGCAAACGCAATCGTCACCCGTCCTCAAGGTTCAGTCGCACTTCCTGACAACGGTCAGTGGACGAACCGCTTCGAGATCAAGAGCAGCTCTTCGAACCGAGTCTACACGGTCGCCCAGCACAAGACCAGCAGGTTCTGGGGTTGCAGCTGCCCGGGCTGGATCCGGCACAAGAACTGCAAGCACCTGACCAGCATCGGCCTCCCCGGCAACTACCGCCCCTTCGAAGTGAGCATGCGCTAACCAGCAGGTTAACCTGGAGATCAAAATGACCATCCTTTCGAAGCTGACCCAGAACGCCGGACCGGTTGAAACCCGCGCCATCTGCCTCGCAATTCAGGAGAGCGTAGACAACGATCACGGCATTCAGGGAAGCCTCTACCGCTGCAGTTTCGATCAGGTCGTGGCTTCCGATGGTGGTGAGAATCCCGAGAAGGCCCTTCGTTGGTCAGCCGAGATCGTCAGCAGGTACTTCCGAAAGGCAATGAGCAACCTCAGTCCCAACGATCCTGTCGTCATGGACACCATCCGTCAATGGCACGAGAAGTTTGGGATCAAGAAGTATCCCATCTGGCAGATCGATGAAGCCTACCACCGTTGGGCAGTCGCTGTTGATGGAAAGATTTCTGGTCAGCGTTTCGGTCAGTGGTTCGTCAATAACTACCCTGAAATTCAGTCAGATACGACCCTGTTCTACATGGAAGATTCCAAGCGTGCTCATAGTTACATCCATGCCGTCTATGGTGAGGTGATCTAATGGCACGAGCTCGAAGCACCACTCCCAAGCCGCCCAAGAAATTTGGCGACATCTTCGCCAAATACAAAACCTACGATCCAAGGGTCGAGGGTTACGGTTCAGAAGATCAGTGGGCGGGTGCGTTCCATCAGCGGATGGGATTCAAAGAAGCAGAAGAAATTCTTCATGGCGACGATCAGTCTCCCCGGTTCATTCTGGGCGTCGGTCCCAATGCCACCTGGGACGAGATCAAGAAGGCTTACCGAACCAAGGCGATGGAAGTTCATCCCGATCGGTGCAACATTCACGGAATGGAACGAAAAGCAGCAGAAGAGGCCTTCAAGCGTCTGATCGCTGCCTACACAATCCTCGAAAGGGAGTTTGGACGATGATCCTGCAAGCGAAAGAACCTCAGAAAGTGATCGTTTACCGGAGTCAGCGAGAGCAGCAGGCTGACGAATTCTGGTGGTCGGAAGGCTACTTTACTCCCACGATGGCGGGTGACTTCATCGTTGGCTTTGCAATCCTGGCTGCTGTCATTATCGTTGGAGCCAAGCTTTACGAAAAGTTTGGCCGTCGTGGACGGAGCTGGCGACGGCATTATTGATTGGAGAAAAAGAGATGCGGACAAGCGCAAGCACGCAGCTGATCGGGGAAGAGGGACAGAAGCCAACGTCGATTCTCCTGGAGCACAACTGGTGTTCGGAGCATGAGCATGGTGTCTCGACCCTGCGTCGCCGCTGCGGGGGCATGAGTACCGAAGAGGCGGACAACAAGCGAGTTTGCGACTTCAGCCGAATTCGCATCAAGCCAAAAGATGTAATCTGGTATGAGGAAAAGGGTTTGGTCGCTCTTGGTGTGGACGATCTTCGATTCCGCAACTGGAACTTCAACGAAAAGGATCTCAAGCGCTACAAGCTCAAGATTGGTGATCCCATCGCTAAGGCTTGGGCTGCTTCCTCTTACGAGCTTGGTATTCCCAAGAAGCTGACCAAGAAGGATCTCCTTCAGGAGTGGCAACCCCGTCAGACTCATTCGGCCTGGGACGAGAGCTCATTCGGGATCGTGACTCGGGAACCTGAGATGATCGAATTTCTGAAGCTCCTCAAGGACGCGATGCTTCGTGGTGATGCCGTCCTCCACATCAGTAGCACGAACAACCCCTTCAAGCCTGTGTCGGGTCTCGTGATTGGTATCGAATCGATGATCTCTCAGGAAACGAAGGATCAGTTCAAGGCGGGCTACGAAAACATTTACAAGTTGAAGGATGCGGCGGAAAAGACTGGAATTGCCAAGCGGCTGGAACAGGCCAAGAAGCATTTCTACTGCCTCGATCCCAAGTGGTCAACCGAGATCAAGAGCACGAAGAATGGCGAAATCAAGACTGCCTATCCCGTGATCTTCTGGTTAAATCCTTGCGACCAGCACATTTACGACGCTGGCTGGTATACGGTTGAGCAGCTAGACCAGTGGGCCAAGAACGAGGGTATCATCCTCAAGGCCAACAAGCCTGTGGAGGTCAAGTGATTAAGCTGGGAACCCGTGAACGGGGTGAAAAGTGAAGTACATCAATTTCAAAAACGTGGGAATCGTTATCTTTGGAAATCACATTGCCCACTCAACCATGAAGCAGTTGATTGGTCACGAAGTTATTTCCGCTGGAACTTTCCGCTGTAACGATCCTAGGTGCTATGGAGAAAGTGTTTCTCTCAAGGTCACGAGCACTGAAGACGATCAGCAAACGATCGAGCACATGGGGAGGACTTAATGAATTCTGAAATTTCTGAAATCAGAGACATGCAAAATTTCCTCGGGATTCAGGAGAAGCCACACACCATCTTTAAGAGAACGGAAGGTGGCGATCCAAGAGGAGCCTGCTCTTACGAAACTTGGCTTACTTCTTACAAGACCAATCTTCGACGAGCCTGCGAAGCCAAGCTAGCAAAAGAATTCATGGACAATCTTGGGCAGAGGTTATTCGCTGAGAAATTCCACCACTTCCAAGAATTCGATATACACTAGGACTTACAAAATTTCTTTGCAGCTAAACCATCTTTAATTCTTTGCTTCTGTTCTTCAGACAAAACTTTCCCTTTTCGAGCTTCACCAAGTTTTCTCTTATGCTCTTCCGATAGTTTTCTTCCTTTAGTGGCCTCACTAAGTTTCTGTTTATGCTCTTTTGAAAATACTCTTCCTCTAAGTTTCTGTTTATGCTCTTCTGAAAATGCCCTTCCTCTAAGTTTCTGTTTATGCTCTTCTGAAAATACTCTTCCTCTAAGCGCTGAGCTTAGTTTGGCTTTAGTTTCTAAAGATGTTTTGCGCCCACTACGGTTTAATCTTTCTTGCTCAGACCACTTTCTTCCAGCATTACGATTTCCAATCTGCCTCTTCTGTTCAATGGACAACTTTTTAATTACTTTATCATTTTCTAGAGCTAGAAGAGTGCTGTCATATCCTTTATGATATGAATCTAATTTTCCTTGCCAGAAAACTTCTAGCCAATCTAACTTGCTTTCTTCACATTCTTGGAGAATATTCCATTCCCACACATCTGGACCATACTTATTCCAAGCCCGTTGGAGTTTGATAGAATGATGCTTTTTTGTATGCAATAGCTCTCTATGCGTTTTCCAACGTTTGCCCTCTATATTTATAGATTTGCCTACGTAGCTCTTTCCAGTAACTCTATTGAAAATCTGATATATTCCGCAAGTCATTTCAAAATCCCTATTGATAATTTCCCAAGAAGCCCTATACTGTTATTGTAGGGGGAATATCATGGCTCTTAGTACACAACAACAGGCAGTTTTAAACTGGGCTGAGGCTGGTAAAGGCTCCTTGAATCTAGTGGCTCGCGCTGGTTGCGGGAAGACCTTCACACTCCTCGCGCTCGTTCGTTGGATTGGCGAGAACCGCCCAGGTCAGGAAGTTTTCCTTGGCGCGTTCAACAAGTCGATCGCGGGCGAGATCGTCGCCAAGTTGGCTGCGGCTGGTAGCACTGCCAAGGCCTCCACCCTCCATAGCGCCGGGAACTCGGCCTGGAGGAAGATGGCTCCCAACGCCAAGGTGACTTTCGACAAGACCCAGCGGATCCTGAAGCAGCTCGAAATCGATTGCCGGAACCTCGCGGTTGGCGATCGATTCGCTATGATGACCGAAAAGGCGGACATGTGCGTCCGGTACGCGAGCTTCGTGAAGAAGGCAGTCAGCCTCGCGAAGCAGCGGGCTTTCGGTTTCCTGAACAGCATCGACGATCAGAGTCAGTGGTATGCGATGATCGACCACTTCGGGCTGGAAGAAAGCCTGGAAGATGAAGACAGCGTGGACATGGAGCACATCGTCAAGCTCTGCATCGCAGTCTACAAGAAGGGTGTGGCCCTCGACTACGAGATGATCGACTTTGATGACATGATCACGGCCCCGTTGATCCACAAGGTTCGTTGCCACCAGTACGATTGGGTGATGATCGACGAGGCCCAGGACACCAATCCCGCCCGTCGCGCCCTGGCAATGAAGATGCTCAAACCTGGAGCTCGCATGGTGGTGGTTGGCGACCCCAATCAGGCCATTTATGGCTTCACGGGTGCGGACAACGACTCCATGGACCAGATCAAGGCAGCTTTAGGCAGTATCGAACTTCCTCTAAACCTCACCTATCGGTGCCCCAAGGCGGTGGTTCGGCTGGCTCAGACCTGGGTACCCGACATTCAGGCCCACGAGAGCAACCCGGAAGGTGTTGTCCGGACCGTGAGCCTCAGCTCCAAGTCCAAGACTCAGAAGTAAGAGTCACGATGAAATCAATCACTCGAGAGTTAGGCAAACCCCTATTGATAATTTTAGGGCTATACATATAATGAAGGTATTGGAGGAACGATATGGGCGAGCAGACGATGAATCAGGTGGAAGAAGTGGAAGAAACCCCTTCGTTCTGGGACGAGAACTTCACGGCGGATGACGCCATCTTGTGTCGGAATATGAAGCCTCTGGTGCAGACCGCCTACAGTCTTCTCCGGAAGGGTATTGCTTGCAAGGTCGAAGGTCGGGACATTGGCAACGGCCTGATTCAGCTGGCTCGTAAGTGGAAGGTGACCAACCTCACTACCCTGGCTGATCGGGTGGAAGGCTGGAAGGAGCGTGAGACCCAGAAGTGGCAGGCGAAGGGCAAGGAAGCCCAGGCCGCAGCGGTCGAAGACAAAGCAGAGACGATCATCTGCATCATCGAGATGCTGATCGAGGCCGGCAAAACGAAGGTCGAGGATCTGGTCAACTGGATCAAGGGGCTCTTTTCTGACACACCTGATGGCGAAAAGGCCAAGTGCCTTACCCTTTGCACCATCCACCGCAGCAAGGGCCGCGAATGGCAGCGAGTCTACTGGTTGCGCCCAGACCTCTGCCCCTCGAAGTGGGCCCGGACCGCTTGGCAGATGGACCAGGAACGAAACCTGATGTACGTGGCGGTGACCCGCTCGATGGGCGAGCTTATCAGAGTGGAGCAGTAACTGCACGGAACTTTCAACCGCAACTATCAAAAGAAAGAAGGTAAGTAATGGATCCTATCAGCACCAGTCAGATCAAGTTGCTTCGAGTCATCACCAACAAGACTTCGGACGATAACTTGAATGCAAAAGATTTGAAGTATCTAATCGACAATGGACTGGTAGTGGAGCAGGCTGGCCGAGTGGACTACGCGCAGCAAATGCGTCAGCCCTGGAAGATGGTCAAACCCCCATCCACTTATCGACTCACGCACATGGGTCAGCAAGTTCTTCGCAACGCTTGGCGCTAAGGAGCCTATCATGGCCTCAGACTCTATCAAGAATCGCGTTCGTGCTTGCCTTGCTCAGGCTGAAGATCCTGCCTGCACTAAGGCGGAAGCAGAGGCTTTCTTCCAGAAGGCTCAGGAATTGATGCAGGCTTACGCCATCACCGAGTCCGATATTGAAGCCAGCAAGCCCTCCACGGAGCGGTCAAAGGCAACGATGATCAAGACCTCAATTAAGGCGAACTACCTCGCGGCTCGAGTGTCTCTTTTCAATCGGATCGCTCGGTGCAATCGTTGCGACCTCGTCTACTCGAAGGAAGAATATATGAACGCGACCGTATACCTCTACGGTCTTCCTGGCGACATAGAGTATGTGGTGAACCTCTTCAATAGCCTCACGGTTCAGTTGGATCGTGAGCTCTCCAAGATCAAGGTTCCGAAGGGTTCCAATGGAAAGGCTTACCGCCAGTCGTTCATCCACGGCTTCAAGGTGGCTATCGGTCAGCGGTTAGACAAGGCCAACGAGATCGCCCTTCTAGAGGCACACCAGAAGTGTCAGGCTGCTGTGAAGAACTTCCAGCTGATGACTGTGGAACGAAAGAATGAGATCGACAAGCTGATTAACGAGACGGTTGGCGAGACCAAAACCCATTCTTCTACGGCCAGTGACGACAACGCGTTGAGGGATGGCTACCAGAAGGGCAAGAAGGCCACGATTAGTCGTGGGGCCCTCCCTGGTCCGGAGGGTATGGATCCAATCACCAACAGTGACGAAGAATTCGAAGAAGTGGATGAAGAAGAAGAATACGCCTAACTAGCACCCAGAAACACTGGATACTGGTTAACGTGGTATGAGGTATGAATGGCGATTCCACTGTTTGCTGTAGAACGAGTCACTTTAATCGACGCGTCCTGGTTGGTTTACCGATCTTTCTGGTCCCCTCAAGCTGAAAGCATCTCGAAATTTACAGGCGTGCCATCCGCTGGCCCGCTTGTAATGTTGTATCAGAGCATTCAAAAAGTTTATCGGGATTTCACTAATCCTATTTTCGTCTTGGATGGCTATCCGATTGACAAGGCTACCCTCTATCCCGAATACAAAGGGAATCGGACAGCCGCTAGAGAAGCCGATCCAGATGCTAAAGTGAAGAGTGACACTCGGAAGTCTCTTAGAAACAGTTTAGTTCAGACTCTTCCCACTGTAGTTTCTTACATCCACGATCAAGAAGCTGACGACACTATCGCGTCCATCGCGGTCCAGTTGAAAGCGAAAGGCGTGGATGTTCACATTATTAGTTCAGATAGAGATCTTTGGCAGCTCCATCAGAGCGGGATTAAGCTTTGGATTCCTGGAGATTCTGGCTACAGAGATGTTACTGATGCAATGGTGGAAGATACCTTTGGGACTCCGGCTATCAAGATTCCACTCTGCAAGTCTTGGTTGGGTGACAAATCGGATAACATTCCCAAGATTCCGAGACTTCCATCCAAGTTAGTGAAGGGGATCATCAACGACAGTGAGACTCTTCAAGATACAATTGACCGGGTCCACATGCTTCCTCCAAACGAAAAGTGGAAGAAGCCGATGATTGAATTCATTCCTCAGGCTAAAATCAATTATCAGATCGTAAAGATTCGAACTCACCTAGTTCCTCGGTTTGCTTACTTCCGTTTAGATTCTCAGTATCTTCAGAATATCTTAGATGCGTTCATGGTTCGCAACTTCAATGCTTACGAACTCTATCAAGCGATGATTCCAGCTCAAGACGCAACTGTTCATCTTCTTCATAGACACGGCATGCTGAACAACAATCTTACCTGGGAAGAAGTTTACAAGAACTAGTTCCTACTGGGGGCTTAGATTGGCTTTTCATGGGGCGGAAACGCCCCTACAACCGTTTGTAGACTCTCAGGGGTCCTAGGTTATAGGGCCTCCGATTTACCCCCGTTTGTAGACTCTTTGAGGTCCTAGGTTATAGGGCCTCCGATTTACCCCTTATATAATAGAGTATGGAGGATGCAATGCTCAACCACATGTTTAGTGTTGCTCGGTCACTGGTCAGAGAACACGTAACTAAGGTAGTCAAAAGAAGTTCTTTATGGCCAGGAGTAAGAAGAGAACACTTGAAACTATTCCCAACTTGTGCAGCTTGTGCTTCAACAGACCATTTACAAGTGCACCACTGCAAGCCCTTCTACAAAGACCCAGCGTTAGAACTGGACATGACAAATTTGATTACACTTTGCATGGGGCCAAATGAGTGTCACTTAAAGATTGGTCATGGTAATGATTTCCATCACTACAATCCGAATGTTAGAGCCGATGCAGCTGAAGCGCTAGCCAATCCAAAGAGGATCACAGAAATTCAGGCGAGATCTGAATCTTCTAGAGAGCGCGAAATGCTCCCTCCAAAGGCTTAGCCCATCCAGCAGTTTCGTCCACTCTGCTTGGCTAAGTAAAGCATATCTAAAGCAGAAGATACAGCTTCTATTCCAATAGTTGGCCGGGGTTGATAGCATTGAGGCCCATTCCGGAGTCTCCACCAAAATTGTAAGTAAAATCTGGTTGGTTCAAGGGTGTGCCGGTAAAGTCCTCGCTACCATCAGGCTCAAATGCTCTCTGCGTTGTTAGATCAAAAGTCATCGGGAACGAGAAAGTTCCAATGTTACGGCCCTTCATGACCTTCATTTCTGTTGTGCCACCGCCAGCGTCTCTAAGGTCTGGTGGGAGTTCCCACTGCATCAAGATGTCGCAATGCTCTTTAACAGCCTTCGAATACCGAATCTGAAGTGTCCGTTCATCCAACTGCTGAGCAGTTACGCAAGACAACTTTCGAGTCGTTGCAATATTTTTGAGATCGCGAGCCAACGAAGACAACCGCAGCCAGTCCGCTTCACCAGCGCTACCGGAAGTTGTCATCAGGTTCAAGTAATCGATTACAACGATATCGTAAGGAAAAAGGGCCAGCTCTCTAAGAAGATCTTCAGGAGTAAATACACCAAAAGTTTTGATTGTCAGCTTCTTGTTTCTAGCTTTGAGCGATGTGTTCAAGCCACCAAGAGCTTGACGAACTTTTTCTCGAGTCTGTTCCACTTCGCTAAGTTTCATAGCATGTCGATCTTCGGGAAGATACTCAGTCAACATGCTATTTGGCATCACGATTTCACGAACTTGCTTGAGAGGAATCTTCTCTCTGCTTGCCACCAACCGATGCATGATCGTTTCTTCGCCCACTTCCATCGTGATGAACAATGCCGAGTTCTCTTGAGGCGTATCGAACAACATATTCAGCGTCAAAGTCAGCAGCATCAAAGTCTTGCCGTGCGATGATGGAGCTGCCAAAATCACCAAGTCACCACGAGAAATGCCACCCACCGTCTTATCGAAAGTCGTGATGCCAGTTCTCAGGAATACATTGTTGTTAGCGCTTATTGTTCGTTCAATCGTATATTCAAGATCCGAATCTTTTCCCAAGCCTACTGGAGTTGTAGTTGTGCTTGAAATCTTTACTGCTGCAGTCTCTAAAGCCAACTGCAACTGCCTGAGCGTATCTTCCGCCCCAGCTTCTTGATCCTGAAGCTTTTCAACATAAGGCCGAAGCACTTCCAGCAAAAGCTCCTGGTTGTAGTTCTCTACCAAATCTTTTGCAATCGTATCAATCTGAGCAGGATCGCAAATGACTGGAACGAAACGAAGGCTTCCAATAATACCTCTGAGGGGCATTCCGAAAATCGTATTGTTTTCCATCGAATCCAAAGCGATACTACTGAAATCGCCCATGCCCAACCGTTCTCTAACGAAGCCAAACAGTTCATGACACTGAACGAAATGCTCTGGAATATAATTCTTCAGAATGAATGCTCTAACCGTCTCATCGCCTTGAAGTAGGGCGTTCAGGACAAGTTTCTCTTTTTCTAGAAACTCATATGCCATTTTAACCTCTAAGTTTTAACAAAGAAATTTAGGTATGATTTAGTAACCAATCCTAAGAAATCTAATAAACTTAAAATATGAGAGTATCCATTCAAGAAATTGCAAATCTTCTTAACGTTAGTACCCAATCCATCAGGCTTTGGGAAAAGAAAGGCCTCATTCCTAAATCTGAAAGAACTCTTGGTGGTCATCGTAGATATGATCTAAAAGAAGTAAAGAAAGCTTTGGAGAAGAAATGACCTGTGGCATTTATCAGATTTTGAACACGGTTACAGATAAGTGTTATGTTGGAAGTTCTATCGACATTAGAAATCGTTGGAAGCAACATAATAAAAATTTGAGGCATTTAAACCACCACTCAATTAAGCTGCAGCGGGCTTGGAACAAGTATGGCCCCGATGTCTGGGAATGGAACATCCTTCAAGAGTGTGAAGAATCTAGATTAGTCGAGCTAGAGTCTTTTTGGCAAGCTAAGCTAAACTCGTACCATTCTGGATACGATAGTACACTAATTACATTTGAGAATGGTAAAGCTATTAGAAGACATTCAGAAGAGACAAAAGCTAGATTAAGAAAGCCAAAGTCGGAGGAAACTAAGCTTAAAATGAGTTTAGCAGCAAAGAATAGAGTTGTTTCTGAAGAAACTAGAGAAAAGCATAGAAATAAAGTTGTTTCTGAAGAAACTAGAGAAAAATGCCGAAAAAAGACTATTTCTGAAGAAACAAGGAAAAAGATTAGCATAGCCAGTAAAAACCAATCCCGAGAATCTAGAGAAAAACAAGCTAATGCCTTAAAGGGTCGTAAATACTCTGAAGAGCATAAACGAAAAATTGGAGACTCCCAAAGAGGAAAAATAGTTTCTCAAGAAACTAGAGAAAAATTGAGTCTAGCCAAACGTCTTTTGAACATCAAAAGAGGTTTTAATTGACTCCACGTAGAACATCATCGTCGGTAAGTAGTTAAACCGCTCGAAGAATTCCTGAGGACTCAATGAAGTGGCTGCAAAGATTCTAAACGAAAGAGTAAACATTTCCCTTAGCGTAGCATACTGAGCGTTCGTAATCTCAGACATGATGGAGGGAATCAATACTACATTGGGCAGATCTAGAGCTTCTTCAGACTGCAACAATTTCCAGAGCTCGTAATTTCTCTGAGTCACTAGCCGATACCTAGATGTCCGACGATACAAACCTTGCAGCATGTAGTGAGCGAGGGTAAAAAGGCAATGCTGAGCAGTCTTTTCATCTTCGCAACAAAACACCACAAACTGTTCTGCAGGAGAATCAGCGCTATCGGGTTGCCACTTGCCAACGTAATCCGTCAGCCCTTGCCAATACGACTGCTGATCTTCTGCAGAAACTGCTAAAATCTCTTTCAGCTTTTTGTGCCCATCAATCTTGCGACCGATAGTGTATGGAACGAATTCCAGACTAGCCACACCATACTTCCAAAACTGTCTTGGAATCCTGTGGCTTAGAAGGAACTTCTCATAGGGCGATTTCGCCGCCTTTGCATCATTGATCGCCATGTGGTGCTAACCTTACACTTCTGAAGTGGGCGCAATCGGAGCGGGGTCCACAGCCTGAACAGGTGTTTCTACTACAGTTGTTGGAGGCTCTGCATCAACTTCAGCTTCAAACTCTGCTTCAGTTCCTTGTGGGAGTGGGGTGAACTTGGCTCTTGCTGCCTTTAGTCTATCCTCAATCACCATGTCAAAGCCAAACTGAACCAGAATGTCATGAAGCTCTGTATCGTCTAGGTAGTTGGGAATTAGTTCAAGGTTTGATCCTTCAACGCTCAATCCACCGATCAAGCCCTCTTCCTTCTTCTCCGCTGTATTGATTGCGAACAATGGAATGCGAGTCATCTGCTTGTTGGTCCTGGACATCACCGCATCTCCGTGAAGAGCACCGGAAGCATTCAGGAACCGGCTGTAGTGCTTATCTGCATAGTCCACACCATCTTGAACCAGAGATTCCACATACTCACAGTAGAGGGCACTTTCAGGACTGACATTCTTTGAAACCAGCTTGGTGTATTGCTTGAGATCCAAAGTAGCGGCCAAAGCATTCCATTCATTAGCTGCATGCCGCAAAGCCAAGAGATCGTGCCCAATGATAGCTGGGTAACTCTGTGGTGCTTCTCGAGACATTCCAATCGTCCCGAAGTATTTCATCAGCGTGCAGAATTCACAAGAGCAAGGGAGGAGGGATTCGTTGTTCCAAGGGGAATCGCCAAAGTTCTTTGTCCGCAGGTCTGCACTTGTCCCAATCGAACGAACTGCTCCACCGAAAGTGGTAAAGTAGGTCCGACGACGAGCACCTTCAAGATACGAACTGGAGTCTGAAGTCAAGCAGGGAATATAACGCCCCAACCAAGCCATCACTGGGATACTTCTAGGACCGGACACGCCAAACAAGTGTAGCCACTGTTGGTTCTCTTTGATTCCAAACTCACGATAAAGGATGGAAGCAGCCTTATAAACTGATTCTGGATTCGTTGAAGAATCTGATCCGACCGCCCAACCTTGGAAGTGGGTAGGATCGTTTACGATTTCAGCCCAACGACGAATATCATTGCTAGTGACACCATGAACAACATTAAGAAGACCAAGATCAGGACGCCGTTTAGCTTTAAAGATCTCGTTGTTCTTTTTCTGAACAAGCGCTAGGATTTCCAAAGCTTTCTTGTTCTGACCGTCTACATCAAACCTGGGAGGAACGTCCAATGACATTCCGTAATCTGCACAAGCGTTGTAAGTTTCAATGACATGATGAGGATCAACGAAGTTAGCAGTGCGCTTCTTCATCTGCGCACCACCTGAATCTGCGATCATCTTCAAACCAGCTTTGTTTGCAAAGTTACCCTGCTCCGGATTAAGATAATGGGCTGACGCCATAACCCACTCTAACTTGCCTTGAAGGATGCTGCCCTCTTCGTAAGGTCCAACTTTCACTAAGTGATAGCCATCAGCTGATCTATCAGTAGCAGTCCGCCGCTGATTGTCAAAAATGATGTCAGCATGGGGAGCATGAATGATTGTTGTTTTCTGCATTGCCCCTGGACGAGTTGGATTGGGTTCATCCACTTTCTCAGAGCTAAACGAGAGCATCTCAAACTGCTTGGCTTGAGCTTTTGGCTTAATCCAAATGTTGAAAGTCAAATACTCTTTCAATGCACCGCTAGGAATCCATGAAAACATCTAAGTGCCTCCCAACAGCTCTAACAGAAGTTTATTTGTTGGATCTTCAAAGTAAGCAATTCGAATTAGCTTAATTTTTGATTCCAAACAAAAACGTGATTTGATTTCATCTTTTCGAATCGTATCTTCGAAATGGTGTTTGCTTCGAATTCTACAGTTAGAAAACTCCACAGGTTTAAAATGCTGCTTGCCGTCAAATTCTATCAACGTGTTAAAATTAGGTAACCAGAAGTCAAATCGAAGTTTTCGCTTATCTTTACACTTTTCAAATGTTTTCTGAGTTTCAAATGGAATGTTCTTAGAAATCAAGAAATTCTCTATCGCCTTCTCACCTTTGCTAGCTGCACACTTAGGACAGCCTTGCTTTTGTTGTAGGTGAGCTTTAGGAGATTGCTCAAAAATGCCATGTTTGGAACAGATGATTTTAACTCTTCTGTTTTGTGAAAAAGCATATACAGTTAGTGAATAATCAAACAAATCACCATGAATTTCTTTAGCCCTAAGCAAGAATTCTTCTTGTGTTAGTGCTTTGGCTCTATGACTAGTTTCTAAAGCACACTTAGGACAATCCGTACAATAGTGATTGTTTGGAGTCTGAGAAAACTCGCCATGAATTCTGCAAATTATTATTAGCTTCTTTTGAGCTCCAGAATAAACCGCTTTGGAGTAATCATATCGATTTCCATGAGCTTTATGAGCCCTTTCCAAGAAACCGGCTTGCCCAATACTACGTGGCAAGTTCTAACTCCTACCGGAATCTAGGAATGCTCAACAAGTCCGAAACTTCCTGGCGAGCAGCAGGCTTATTCTTGAATGTTCCTCTTAGCACTTGTGTAACCATGTCCGCAGCCTCTTTCTTGATTCCTCTGCAGCTCATGCAACTATGCTTACTGGCAATTCGAACAATGATACCACGAGGCTTCAAGTGCTCTTCAATCACATTGGCGATCTGAACTGTTAGACGCTCTTGAACCTGAGGCCGACGAGCAAAGATTTCTACCAGCCGAGCCAACTTTGACAGGCCAACAACACCAAGCTTCGGATTCGGGAGATAACCAACGCTCGCAAAGCCTGAGAAGGGCAGGAGGTGGTGTTCGCAAATAGAAGTAAACGCGATGTCCCGAACTAACACAACCTCGTCGTAGTCAATTCCCTCTTTGAATGTGGTCCCCAGGACCATAACCGGATCCTCATGCAACCCATGAGTCAATTCCAGCATGGCCTTTACAACTCGCTTGGGAGTGTCCAGAAGACCCTCACGCTCAGGATCCTCTCCAATGAACTTCAGCAAGGTCTTGATGCCTTTCATGGCCTCTCGACCTTCCTTAGTGTTCAACTTCTCTAAGAAGATCATCTTCTGTAGATCTTTACCATCAAGATCCATCAGAGAGTGAACACATTGGTCATTGCCGGTCTTTACATTCATCGCACTACTCCAAAGTGATTGTAACCTGCCACTTCTGGGCAGGATAGGTTGGACTCTTCCAGTGATGCTTGACCACTTGGTATTCTTCGTCATTTAAGTTAACCCAAGTTCCAACGGAAGGGAGCCCAGGAAAAGCCCAATGATATTTAATTCCTAAATCATTCGGCCCAACGAAAACAACTGTTACTTCGGAAACTGTATCCATTTTAGTGTCCTTCAAAGACGCTAACCTTTGGAAAAGTTACTTTGTTCTAAGTGCGAACTTCAATGTTGGCTTCTCGAAATTTCTGCGATTTGAAAGCCCAATCGGGCCTCTGAGGAAAAGGCATTTTGTACTGATTCTTCCACCAGAATCTTCCACTCTCGCAGTTCATACAAAAGCATCGGATATCTGGTCGAGTGTAATCGTAGTGCTTTTCTAGAAGTTCATGCAGTTTATCTTCTGGCAGTCTCTGGACATTTCCAACGTCGTCAAACTGTTTCACAGGCACCCTCAACTACTTAACCAGCGAAAATGCTACTTCTTCCGAGTTATTCTGCTAGAGCATGTTGAGCAGATGGTTTTGAAAGCATTTAGAATCATGTTCACGTGATCGTCACTAGCCCACAGATCATCTAGTTCTGAATCAGCTAGATTGCCGAACTGATGATCCATGGCAAAGTCTGCGCAGCAAAGAAACAAATCTCCTCTAGCGTTGATATGTATAGTCCCAGAAATTCTATCTCCACCATTCATAAAGTGGCTGCATCCATGAACTTCTTCATCTGAGGCTAATGGAGGAGTATTCTGAGTTAAAACATCCAGTTCACTAAGCAAGCCAGCCCTATCACTCAAACCAACAAGAGGATACGCGTTGATACCAGGAATCAATTCTTTCCATCCATTCACCTGCTCAATAACATTTTCTAAGCGACCAGCAACCAAGGATTTTCCAAGAGACTGTCCAATGTTGTAATTTCCTTGAAGGCCATTTACTTGGATACTTACGCCAGCTCCAAGTTTTTGAAAAGCGTAGTCTACATTTCTTACTACGATATCAAATGCTTGAGGAGAGAAGCCCGAAAAATTGGCCCAATCTGTAGCGTTGGAAGCTGGAATGTTTAGGCAAACACCGAGAATGACATCACGATTCTGCTCAATCAAATCTATCTTATCCTTGCCAAGCGGTGTACCGTTGGAAAGAACCATCGTCTTGAATCCATACTTTCTAAACAATCCAAGCATTTCTTCGAAGTGTTTGTAAAGAAGAATCTCATTGTAGTGAGCTGTGTAGAAGAAATCCATTCTTTCTGCCACGAATTTGGAATTCCTTACTTGTTGGAGAACACGCTCTAGAAGATCCAAAGGCATCGTTACTGCGTATTCTTTGGGATTCTTCTCATAGCGAACTGGACAATACCAACAGCCAGCGTTGCAAACCCCGTTTGGATCCAACTGGCCCAACACAATCTTGGTATTCAGCAGCTTCTCTTTTACTTCGTTGAATAGCATCCATACTCCTAGCTATTCAGCCAAGTCTTAGTCTCGGAAAATGTAAACGCTCATCAGATTTACCAGCTTGAGCGGGTCACTGCTATAGAAGAAGGAATTCTTCCTAACACTGAGATTATCAGCTGTAGCAGAAAAGCCGAAGTCTTCGCCAGCGTTGAACTGATAAGACGGCCTTCCAAGCTCGGCAATAGACTGCACGTAGCAAGGAATTTCTGCCACAATGAATTTTACCCGTTCTTTAGCCAAGCCGAAGCGTTCTTGGAAACTTACCGCTGCTGCAACCTCATCTCCATCTTCATCGTTGAGTTCATCGTTCCACTTGGCTTCGAGAAGTGCTTCGTTGCCTTCGATTGGAAATACAAGAACAAGCACATGACTATTCTTTTCCAAACTTAAATCCAAAGAATCTAAGATGTTAGCAGCACCAATTAGATTGGAGAGATCTTCGCCAATCAACTCTCGACCTTCATCAGAAGCTTTCTTCAGAATAAACTTCACCATAAATCCTCCACAACCAATTATAAGGTGTACTGGGTCAATAGGTCCAAAGGAACTCTCCCAACGGTTACGGGGGCTTGTACTGGCAAGAACAACCTTTTTATAGAATGTTTAATCCAACGGAAGCAACTCGAAAAGTTTCGCGGGATCCAAGAGGGCCGAAGAACAATGAAATGGTATGGTAGGGATTCCTGGAAGAATTAGAAGAGCTTGAGTGCTTGCCTTAACATTTTGCTATTCTGAAAACGCGAGTCCAAGAATACCACGGTAGCCCTATCTGTTAAATTTCTAACACTTCTGCCAATGGCTTGTCGTATCTTTACATAAACAGGGCCGTACATAAAAGCTCGCATCGTGTCCCACTTATCCCAACCAAACACGTCCTGATAATACGCATCGATTTGTTTTTGTTCTTCTGATGGTGGGTTGAAAGGAACTCCAACGATAATGACCTTTTTGATTAAGCTGGAACCCTGCTCGTCCGAAAATTCAACACCCTCTACAAGCCTTCCAGCTAAGACCACATGAATAGCTCCAGAAGTATTACTTTCCACATACTTCTGAACATCATCTAAGTTCATCTGAGGATTTTCAATCATTACCTTATTTCGATAGGTTTCCGGGAACTGCTCCGCCACATTCTTCAAAATCAAACCACTTGGATATCCAACCAACGTGATGCAATCTTTGGTTCTAAGAATAATATCGTTGGCAATCTTCTTGTAGAGGTCTACGCTTCTTGTCTCATACTTCAACTCGTAATCGTTCACGAACTCGAAAGTAAATGGGTTGAAGGTCAATCCATACTTCGAAACCGAAAGATATCTAAAGCCTGATTTAGATCTCCACAAGTTGGTGTCTGGAGGCGTTCCAGTCAAGATCGTAATGTAGCCAAAGCCACGAATAGCCGTTTGGATTAGAGGCCTATTCACTTTCATTGTTGAAGCCAACGCCTTACAATCCATAGAAATCTTCATTGGCTCTTTGAAGATGTCCTTGGGTGGCTTGTAAAGTGCTGTATGCAAAGTTTCCATGAACGGTTTGAATTCCTTCGAAACCCCATCTTCGCTAATCTCATCTAAGAATCTAGGGTGAAGAAGGTCACTGAAGTTATAGATATCGGAATTTGACCCACCTCCGGTAATGGCGAGAATCCTCTTTGAACTCTGACCAGACGATTCAGCGTATAGGTTTTCCTGCACCAAAACCAAGAAGTTAAGAATGAAGCCTACCGCTGCTGACAATTCCACTAAGGGATCTGTGGTGATATGAATTAACGAATTGGCAAACTTTCCAGGATTTTTCTTGCCACCACCCACCCAAGACTCGTAAACGTTGGACAGCCATCGACCACTAGGCTTTCCAGCTTTCAAAGTGATCGCTTCAATCTCTTCTTGTCTCTCAGCTGCCTTCTGATCCAAAGCTTCCTTCAACACGAAGAATCTTTGTATATAGCGTTTGACCATGAAGTTAAGCTTTTCAAGATCTGAACCCTCCTCAGAGACTTTAATGCCTCCAAGACTATTGAACAGATCCTTTGGATATCCACTACTAGATTTGTTGGTCAAGAGTGTGTATAGAATCTTCGGACTGTTGTCCACGTTGGGCATCTGGCCAAAAGTAGTCTGTAGTTTAAGAATTCCCTTGAGTGCTTTCAACGTTGAATGACACACTCTCCCGATATTCTTCTCCAGGAACTCTTCATCCCCTGCCTGTAAGGTGGTGAAGTCTGAAGTTGCAAGGGGATTTTCAACTTTGGAGCCTGCTCCAGGAATTTTGTATTCAGGAAACTGGAACTTCAATTTCCAGCCAATCAGTTTCTTAACGTGCTGAACTGTGGTAGCAATATCAAACTGATTAGATTGATTGTAGCTAAAGAGGAAATGACCTTCATCGCAAATTACTGCAGTATCAGCGTCCAGTTGGCCTTTGTTTTCCAAGATCCGGCAAGTCTGGTTTTCTCGAATGCTGTAGTCTAAGAGCCAGTTGTAAGTGAAAATGATTACATCCACCGACTTCAAGTTCTTGATACTATCTCCTCTACCACAGAAACCATAGGTCTCTTGATAGAGTCTAGCCAACTGGTTGACATCAGCATTCTTGCCATGATCCGCCTTGAAGAAGTGCTGCCTGCTGAGGTTATTCGGGCAGAGATCATTCATTTCTTCGTCAAAGTTATCGGTCTCATCTCTTGCCTGCTTCTTAACGAAAGCCACGTTGGAGAAGCATCTAGAACACTTGTTTGGCGTATCCGTCAAATACTTGTAAGCCTGCTGGTAGCTAGCAGACTCTTTCGACATTCCACGGAAGAAGTTCTTGACATCCGGAGTTACTTCTTTAAGGAATTCCTTCGCTTCAAACTGGTGCGTTAGCTTGAATAGCGATCGAGTCATAGCCGCAAAGGCTTTCAGAGTGTCATCTTCTGATTGAACGGCAACTGTGTAGAACTCCAATGGAACTGGAGGAAGTGGTTTGGGAACTGTATTCTTGATAGAACCAGACATCCATCCAGCCCAAGCAAGAACAGCGTCTAGGAACTTCTGATTGATCTCATTATGAACTTGACAGCCCAAGCCAACTGAAATTGGGCTACCAACACTCAAATCCAGCCGCTTAGCTTCCTTCAAGAAGGCCTGAGTCTGAGATCGAGTTCTAACGAACACCGCCAAGCGCCTAGAAGCGAAAGGAAGTTCTTCGTTCGACCAACTGAACTGGCCAAGGTTGGCCACCATGCTAATGCGAGTCTTACCTGTGCCCGTGGGTGAATCCACAAGATTGGCGTTATTCAAATCCTGCTGAAAGACCGGATTATTCAAGTAGAAATCCAACGAGTCGTTTGCGTTCTTGAACGACTCCACCGTATTAAAAT